ATACGAAGCTACTAAAGGACAACCTAAGCAGCCACCTGTTGAAATTCAAAAAGCGCAGATGGAATCACAAGCAGAAATGCAAAAGCTCCAGATGCAAGCTCAGATTGAGCAAGCTAAGATTCAAGGTCAAATCCAGCTCGAACAAGCTAAGCAAGAGTTCCAAGCTCAAGAGAACCAGCTCAAGTTCCAGCTTGAAGACCAGCGTAATCGTGATGAAAAACAGATGGAATTGCAGCTTGAACAAGCTAAGATGGACTCTGAAAACAACAAGGAGCTATTGCTGGCTTACTTGAACAATGCGGCTAAAATAGAAACAACTCGCATATCTTCAGGTCTAGACTCAGGCGAAGCAGCTTACGCTGACAATGTACAAATGGCTAATATTTTGCAAGATGCTTTAGGATATTCAACTATGAAAAATCATCCGTTACAACCTGCTATTGAGAACATGCAGACAAGCAATCAACAACTAGCTGAAATGCTGACCATGTTGATTCAGCAAATGCAACAGCCAAAACAAATCATTCGTGGCGCTGACGGCAAAATCATCGGAGTTCAATAATGGCTATTACAGTAACGCATAGTAAGGTATCGACCATACCTGACGGAGACGATTCGTCATTAATTCGCCCATCGGATTGGAATGATGACCATGTACTGGTAGGTCTTGGCACTATGGCAGAGCAGAACGCTAATGCCGTAGCCATTACAGGCGGCACAATTTCTGGCGTTGCTGTTACTGGTTATGTACCAACAACTCGCACAATTACTGCAGGAACTGGGCTAACTGGAGGCGGAGACTTATCCGCTAACCGTACTATTGCCCTGGCTAATACAGCCGTTACTGCTGGCACTTATGGCTCAGACTCACGCTCAATTACTCAAGTTGTAGACGCACAAGGTCGCTTAACCAGCATTTTTGACCAGCCTATTGCTATTGCTTATACAGCCGTTTCAGGCTTAGGAACTGCAGCTACTAAAGACGCAGGCGCAGCTCTTGGCGTTGCAACTCTTGACGCTGGCGGAAAAGTACCAGCTTCTCAAATTCCTTTACAGGGAGACTTAAATTATCAAGGTACATGGAATGCCACAACTAACAGCCCTACCCTTACAAGCTCAGTCGGTACTCAGGGTTACTACTATGTTGTGGATGTCGCAGGAACAACAAACCTTAACGGAATCACCGATTGGCAAATTGGCGATTGGGCAATTTTCAATGGCTCAGTATGGCAAAAAGTCGACAATACAGACGCAGTTACTAGCGTAAACGGATTTACTGGCACAGTAGTGTTAACGACTACTAACATTGCCGAAGGTACAAACCAATACTACACAGACGCTAGAGCTAGAGCTGCTTTATCTGCAGGTACAGGTATTAGCTATAACTCTACTACTGGCGTTATTACTAATTCTTCCCCATCTTTAGGTGGCGATGTAGTTGGTCCAGCGTCAAGCACAGATAACGCTATTGCTCGCTATGACACAACTACTGGCAAATTACTGCAAAACAGCGTAGTAACTATCGGTGATACAGGTGCAGCTACAGGATTTACTACGCTTTCAGCTTCTACTTCTGTAAGTACGCCAATTCTTAAAGCTACAAGTTCTGCTGGCGGTGCTATACAAAATGCTAGCGGAACTAATCAAATTCAATGGGGCGCTGGCGGTGGCGATAATGTAACTGTAGATGTTTCTACCAACTTAAACGGTACAAACGCACAAATTGACATTAGCCCTACAGGTACTGGGCATGTACATATAAATCCAACTGGTTCAGGTTCAGTACAAATTAATCCTACAAGCGTAGGAACAATAGACAATATGACTATTGGCGCTACAACGCCAAAAGCTATTACTGGTACAACCATTACAGCTACTAGCTTTGTAGGTTCAGGCGCAAGCCTTACCAATGTAGTCAATTCTTTGGCTGCTTCTACTGGAATTAGCGTATCAGGTGCTACAGGTGCCGTAACTGTAACCAATACAGCTCCTGACCAAGTTGTAAGCATTACAGGCGCAGGAACTACAAGCGTTACTGGTACTTACCCTAACTTTACCGTTACTTCTAATGACCAATACACAGGCACAGTAACCAGCGTAGCTGCTTTAACTTTAGGCACAACTGGTACAGATTTAAGCTCTACAGTAGCCAATAGCACTACAACGCCAGTAATTACTTTAAATGTCCCTACAGCTTCAGCTACTAACCGAGGCGCTTTAAGCTCTACAGATTGGTCTACATTTAATGGCAAAGCTAACGCATTTACTTACACAACAAGCTACATTCCTTACGGTCAAGGCACTACAACGCCTAACCAATCGTCTAGCTTAACTTATGCCAGCTCAACATTAACAGCACCAATCGTTAGCGCAAGCAACGGTTTAGTAGTAAACAGCAATACAGTATCTGCTAGTTACTCTATTCCTAGCGGCTCAAGTGCCATGAGTGTAGGTCCTATGACCGTAGCTTCTGGGCAAACTGTTACCGTTCCTAGCGGAAGTCGCTGGGTCGTTCTGTAATGTTTGATACAGCTTTTCAGCCCAATGCGTTTCAAAATGACGCATTCCAGATTGTCATTACGCCTGTAACTACTACAAGAGGCGGTGACGGCTGGACTAAAGAAGAATGGGCAAGAGCGCAAGCATTAGATAAAAAACTAAGACTTGCAGAAGAAAAGCGTATTGCTGCTATCAAAGCAGACCAAGAGGCTCGTAAGGACTTTATTCGTGAACAAATTAGTCCTACGCCAAAAGTCAGTAAACGCAAACAAAATAAAGTAGAATCACTCAGCCAAGAGAAGCAGTCAGAAGTCGTTAAATACGATGCCTTAATTGCTAATCTGGAAAGACAAAAGCAAGACTTGTTAAACGCAGTATTAATTCGTCAAGCCAAAGAGCAGCTAGAGCAAGAAATTGCCATACTAGAAGCTAAGAGACTTGCCGAACTAGATGATGAGGAAGCGATTTTAGCGTTGTTTTTTTAAAGGAGAAAGCGTGATTACTTACGCAGAACTGGCAGTAAAAGCATGACAGCTTACAGACAATATAAAAAAGGTGTAGACCTGCTACATATGGGTCATTACCAGGCTGGTTTCCGTTTATTTGAGTTTCGTTGGCATCCATTGGTGATGCAATCAACTGGCGAAAACTGGCAAAAGTGGATAAAAGCGCCAAAATGGGACGGTGAACGCTTAATTGGTAAGCATATTACCGTTCAGATGGAGCAAGGATATGGAGACATCATCCAATTTGCTCGATTTTTACCAATGCTCAAGGCTTGGGGCGCCAAAACTCTCAGCGTAATGTGTCATGAATCCATGATGCAGCTACTTGGGACGATGGATTGCATAGATTACATATCTTGCAACAAAACAGAAGGTCCACAAATGGAAGCAGATTACTGGATTGGGTCAATGTCCCTTCCACACTTTGCTACTTATGCGCCACCTTTTGTAAAACAGTCCTTTCCTGTAACAACTAAGAAGATTGTTGGCTCAGAAGGCTATTTTGAAGCAATTCCTAGCAATATTGAGCGTAAAGTTGGCGTAAATTGGTCAGCTTCTAACGGTCCTTTGCACTATACAAAGTCAATTCCGCTAGAAACCATGCGAAAACTAGTAGGCGATGATGTTTATTCCCTGCATGTAGAGCTAGATGACATATTTGACCCTTTACCGAATGACGGCTGGAAGCGTAATTTTTTTAAAACAGCTTGCCATATGAAAGCCATGAAAGCCGTAGTAGCACCTGATACAGCTACTGCTCATCTTGCTGGCGCCCTGGGCGTTAAATGCTTTTTATTGCTACCAGAAGACGATTACATATGCTGGCGTTGGAAAAACGCAACATGGTATGACTCAATCGTACCGTTAAGAAAGTCTGAATGGCACAAACTACCTAGCTTATTGGAGGAACTATGATTGTTAACATCAAGCACACCTGCAAACTCTGTAATAGCGAATATGAAACGCCTGACCGTAAACAGATGTCAGATAAAGAGTATTACTTGACCTTTTGGAACTACGAATTGGGTAGTCCAGAGGCAGAACAGGCTTGGAAAGAAAAGGAAGAAATGACTCGTAGGGAAGCGCCTATGGTTATGTCCGATATTGAAGGCTATGTCTCACAAGTTGATGGTACTTGGATTAAAAGCCGTAGCCATCACCGTAGCCACCTAAAAGAGCATCGAATGATTGAGCTTGGAAACGACCCAATCATGAAGCACCCTGAAGCAAAACTAAGCAAAAAGTCTATGGAAGCAAGAAAGCGTCAAATTGCCGAACTAGCTTATGCAAAATTACGATAATCCGACAACTTGGAGAAAACTATGTCAGAAGAGCAATTAGACCGTAGAGCATTATTAGAACAAGCCATGAATGATGCCGAAGAAGGCAATTTAGAGCCAGTAGACGAAGCACCTGCTGAACTTGAACCAGTAGACGATATTGAAGAACAGGCTCGTAACGAGAAAGGGCAATTCACCAAAGAAGAGGAAGAGCCTGAAATAGAAGCCGCCCAGGATGAGCCTGAATCTGAGGAAGTTGCTGAAGTTGAAGAAGAAAAGCCAGTATTGGCTCGCCCTTCTACATGGAAAAAAGAGTATTTACCTATCTGGGACAAGCTCACACAAGGCGAACAACTGACCAAAGAAGAGTCTATTAAGTTAGCTCAATACTCTAACCAGCGTGAGTCAGAATACAAAAAAGGCGTATCTACCTACAAGGCAGAAGCTGACAGGGCTAGGTCTTTAGAGGAGGCTATTGCTCCGTTTGTACCTGAACTGCAATCGCAAAATATTAGCCCTGCTGCTTGGATTAATAATCTAGGCAGAGCGCATATGGTTTTGACAAAAGCACCATACGAACAAAAAGTGCAAATGTTCCATCGACTTGCACAAGATTATGGCGTACAATTAAATCAAGATGGTCAGTTTGCTGCCCCTCCACAAATTGATGCCTACACGCAACAACTTATGGACCAGCTAAACATGGTTAATCAAGAAGTCAGCTCTATCAAGGGCAGATTTCAGCAGGAAGAGCAAGCTCGTCTAACTAGTGAGATTGAGCGAGTTCGTAGTAATGTGGAGAAGTTTCCGCACTTTGATGTGGTAAGGGAAGAAATGGCTCAACTACTTGAGCTAGGGAAAGCCCAAGACCTAGAAACGGCTTATGCCAAAGCTGTACGCTTAAATGATGATGTATGGGCGATTGAACAAGAACGACTCTTGAAGAACGCTCAAAAACAGACATCTAAAGCCCAGCAAGTAGCAAAAGCTAAGGCTGCTGCAGTAAGTCCGAAGTCCGTTACTCCTAGCGGAAAGGTGACAGAACCAACAGATAAAAAGGATAGACGGTCTTTAATCGCAGAACAATTAGGTGAAGCGATGAGCCGTAGGGTTTAACTAGCCAATTTTGGCAATTTTTTAACTAAGGAAATATCATGGCATTCGCTAACTCAGCAATTACCGATATTATCGCTACTACCATTCAAAGTCGTAGCGGTGAATTGGCAGACAACTTAACACAAAACAACGCAATTCTTACTCGTTTAAACCAGAAGGGCAATGTTCGTCCTTTCTCAGGCGGTAATGTGATTTTGGAAGAAATCATGTACAACGACCCTGCTACTAACAATGCAAATTCTTATAGCGGCTACGAAGTACTAAACATTTCTCCAGATAGCCCAATTTCTGCTGCTCAATTTAAAATTGCTCAGTACGCAGACTCTGTAACTATGTCTGGTCTCGAAATGTTGCAAAACAGCTCTAAAGAAGCAATCATCGACTTGTTAGATGGTCGTATGCAAGTTTCTGAAGCTCGCTTGTTGAACCGTATTTCTGGTGACTTGTACGGTGACGGTACAGGCAACGGTGGCAAGAACCTTGACGGTTTGGCTGCTGCTGTTTCTGCTACACCTACTACTGGTACATACGGTGGCATCAACGCTGCAAACTGGGACTTCTGGCGTAACCAGATTACTACTGGCGTAACAACTACACCTTCTACAACAAACATCCTCGCTAAGATGACCGAAGCTGCTATCAAGCAAATTCGTGGAACTGACAAGGCTGACTTGATTGTTGCTGGTAACACAATGTATCAACTCTATGTAAATAGCTTGCAAGCTATCCAGCGTATTGCTTCTGAAGAATCAGGCGCTTCTGGCTTTGCATCATTGAAGTTCTACGGTGGCGGTACATCTGCTGATGTAGTACTCGGTGGCGGCTATGGTTCACAAGAGACAGCTACTTACATGTACATGCTCAACACCAACTACATTTTCTTCCGCCCTCACAAAGAGCGTAACTTTGTACCTATCGGTGGCGAGCGTCAAGCGATTAACCAAGATGCCATCGTCAAGCTCTATGGCTGGGCTGGTAATCTTTGTACTTCTAACCGCTTCTTGCAAGGCTTGTTGACAACCTAATAGATTGGGCGAAAGCCCTTTCTATTACTTGTTCAATTAATCAATTTAAGGAAATTATCATGGCATATTCAACTTTACCCATCGCTGGTATTGACCTAGAAGTAGTACAAACTGCGGCTGAAATCGCAGTTAATGGTGAACCAGCAAACTTTGGTCCACTCGGAACACAAACTTTCGCTTCTGATGGTTTGCGTTATGTTTGGGCTGTAGCAGCAGCTACTATCGCTCCTTCCACAACTGTTTGCGCTATTGACACTACAGCATTTACTGTAGCTGCTACTGGTGGCGCATACATTTCACCAGCCGTTTCAATGGTTTCTGGTGACTATGGCTGGTTCGGTAAAGCGTCTGTTTAATCCGTACTTGTAGTACCATAGGGACTGTCCTTAAAAGGGGCAGTCCTTTTTCTTTTAATAAACCTAACTACTTAGGAGACTTAAATGGCACTTCCATCCGATGATTTGGGCGCAGATAGCCGCCTAGCAGTAACATTCTACAAACGCTCAGTAAAGCAAGAAGACGAGTCAATAGCTGCTGGCAGACCGATTTTCAAAGAATTTGATTTTGTTCGTATTAGCGTACCAGGCGACCAGTTAACTGAAATTGACACTTACGCAAACGATTCCCATAAAGCTCGTTTTCCACGCCAATGGATGCACTACCAAAACCAAGTAGGCAGCCAAGAACAGGTAATTGGCACACCTATTGAGGAATGGACCATTATTAGCCGTTCCCAAGCTGATGAGCTAAAAGGCATTAAATTCTATACCGTTGAGTCTGTTGCTAATGCTTCTGACCAACAAATCCAGCGTATTGGCATGATTGCTGGCATGAATCCTTACACTTTTCGAGACAAAGCTAAGGCATTTCTAAATCTTGCTGACCAAGTTGGTGAAACAAACCAAAGAGAAGAAGAATTAGCTAAATTGCGCCAAGAAAATGCTGCAATTAAGGCTGAAGCTGAAGCAAGAGCAGCCAAACAACAAGAACAGATTGATGCTCTAATGGCTATGATGCCTAAACCTAAAGCTAAACCTAAAAAAGAAGTTGAAGTAAGCGAATAAAATTAGGGGCATATTGCCCCTTTTTTTGTATATAATTGGACAAAGCCAACTACTTGGCTAATTTCCAAGTAAAGGTGAAATATGTCCCAAACAATGTTGCAGTTGGTTCAGCAAACAGCAGCCGAACTTAACTTAGCAGTTCCTACCTATGTCGCTGGCAATACATCACAAGATGTCCAGCAAATCCTCGCCCTAATGAATGGTTCAGGATACGACTTGGTTAAGGAATACGATTGGCAAGCCTTACAGGTTCAGTATCGTTTCTACACGCAAGCAATTAATACCAACGGAACATCCGTAAATGGCTCTTTAACTCTTGAAATTGAAGCAGGCGTAGACCTTTCAGCCGTAGACAGACAATGGCAGATTACTGGTAACAACATTAATCAAGATACCAATGTAGTTTCAGTAGCTGGTCAAACCATTACTATGAGCCAAATGGCTTCTGGTACAGGCACAGGAGCAGTTGTTTTAGCCCAAACTGCTTATGATTTGCCACCTGACTTTGAACGCATTACTAACCGTACTCAATGGGACAAAACTAAGCATTGGGAGGCTCTTGGACCTGAAGATGCACAGCAATGGCAATGGCTAAAGTCTGGCTATATTTCAACTGGTCCTCGTATTCGCTGGCGTATTTTGGACAATCAGTTCCAAGTCTGGCCCCCAATGAATACAAACGAGTATTTGGGTTGGGAATATAAGTCTAAAGGCTGGGCTAGAAGTCCTGCTGGAGTCGTACAAAACAGCTTTACAAACGATAACGATACATCTGTACTGGATGACCGTCTTATTGTTTTAATGACAAAACTCAAGTATTTCCAAGTTAAGTCTTTTGATACAACAGCTTTGCAACAAGACTATTTCCGCTATCTAAGCGTATGTAAAGCTCAAGACAAAGGCGCTCCAAACCTTTCATTTGCTCCTTATCCATCCAAGGTTCTTATTGGTTATGCCAATATTCCTGATACTGGCTACGGAAGCTAAATATGGCACAACCAAAAGGTCGTACAGCAGTCACTACTAGTCTTCCTTCACCTATTGGTGGATGGAACGCTAGAGACTCTTTGGCTAATATGCAACAAACTGACGCTGTTCAGTTGGTTAACTTTTACGCTACACCTACAGATGTAACACTAAGAAAAGGCTATACCAAGTCTTCTACAGGCATTGCTGGTCGAGTCAATTCTTTAATGAATTACACAGACACATCTTTAGAAGATGGTTATAGACTGTTTGCGGCTGCTGGTGACACTATTTACGATGCTAAACCTGCTACAGCAGTTACCTTTTTTACTGGCATTAGCAATGACCAATTACAGCATGTAAACATAACAAACCAAGCAGGTCACTTTTTGGTGGCTTGTAACGGTGAAGACCCTGTAATGATTTTTAACGGTAGCTATTGGTATTACCTAGCTTCTACCGAAACTGCTCAAACAATCAGCAGTATTACCCATTTAAGCACTACTGCGCTTTTAACTACTGCAGCTCCTCATGGTTTAGTTTCAGGCAATCGTGTAGTTATTTCAGGCGCTTCTCCTGCTGAATATAACGGTGACTTTGTTGTAGAAGTAACTAGCTCTACTCAGTTTGAGTACACAATGGACACAACGCCAGCTACTGATGCGACTACAGTAGGCTCTTATACTGTTTCAGGCATTACAGGCGTAGATTCAAGCACATTTATTAATGTGAACTTGTTTAAAAACCGTCTTTACTTTACTCAAAAAGACACGCTTACTTGCTGGTATATGCCTGTAGACGCTATTAGCGGAGCTGCTTCTCCATTGTATTTTGGTGGAATTGCTCGTAATTCAGGCTATTTACAGGCTATGGGTACATGGACATTAGATGCTGGACAAGGCGTTGATGACTATGCCGTATTTGTTACTTCAATGGGTGAAGTCATTGTTTATAACGGTACAGACCCTGATAATGCTGATACTTGGGCGCTTAAAGGCGTATGGCAGTTAGGTCAAACTTTTAGCCGTAGATGTTTCTTTAAATGGTCTGGAGACCTTCTTTTGCTGACTCAAGATGGTTTAGTTCCATTAGCAGCAGCTTTGCAATCTAGCCGTTTAGACCCTAGAATTAACCTTACAGACAAAATTTACTACGCAATTAGCCAAGCAGCAACCAATTATTACGCATTAGATGGCTGGCAAATTAATTTCTTTGCTAGTGAAAATATGCTGATTTTGTCCATTCCTACAAGCACAGGCATGGAACAGTATGTAATGAATACCATTACTAAGTCTTGGTCACGCTTTACAGGTATTAATGCTTATTGCTGGGAAGTATCAGGCGATGCCGATATGCACTTTGGAAGCGATGGCTTTGTAGGAGACTTTTACACTACCAATTCAGACGCTGGCACAAACATTGTTGCAACTGCTCAGCAAGCTTATTCTTACTTTAATTCTCCAGGTCAACTTAAGCGTTTTACTTTAGTCCGCCCTATTTTGCAGACAGACAATGGTTTGCCAACTGTTTTATGCGGAATTTCAGTAGATTTTGATACTACGCCTTTAACCAATCAAATAGCATTTAATCCGCTAATTAACCAAATTGGTCGTTGGGACATAGCTACTTGGGACGGTGCTAACTGGGGCGGTGGATTGGTAACTACTAAGATTTGGCAAGGCGTAACAGGTCTAGGATTTAGTGGCTCAGTCAATATAAATGTGGCATCGCAAGGCATTGAATTGCATTGGGCAAGTACCGATTATGTAATGGAAAACGGTGGTGTCCTGTAAGAATGTTGTTTATACTACAGACAAACCAAAGGCATACAAATGAACAGCGTAGATGGAAAACTTGAATGGTTTGGTGGCAATCAAAATGCATTAAATATGTATCGTTCAATCGTGGACTTACTTCACACTTGGGACGACCTGGTAGATAAAGATAAAGAAGTTTGCGAATTTAATATTAATTCTGCGTTTTTAATAGCTTTAGTTAGTCTTCCAGCAAATCCGTTTTACAGAAGCATTCAAGACCAAATATTGCCAATGTGGGTTACGGTAGTTTCTTCGTATGAAGCTGCCAACAAGTTTGAGCGTGATAAAGATGAGCATGGAATTGAAATTTCTCATACTCTAAGGTACGCAGCAGGACAGATTATTGCTTATGCAGTAGAAGTTTGTTTAGGCAGGGAAAAAGCTAGAGAAGTACTGCCTGAAGTTTGGAAAGACATCGTTTTTGAACGATTTGAAGAATACCGTAAGGAGCATATGGAATGCTAATAAAAAGTAAACATAATGGCTGGTTAGCCGATGGCACAAGAACTCCATTTGTTAGCGGTGGTGGTGGCGGTGGGCTTTTAGGCGGCATTACCGATGTTCTTTTTGGCAGCCCTCCTAGTCCTCCTCCTGCGCCAGATTATGCTTCTGCCGCTAGAGAAACTTCTGCTGGTAACTTAGCTGCTGCACAAGCGGCTACTGCTGCTAACCGAGTAAGCCAATACACACCTTACGGAAATCTTGTTTACACTCAAACAGGTACAGATTCACAAGGCAATCCTACTTGGAGAGCAGACCAATCGCTTGCTCCTGCTCAACAGCAGATGTTGGACATCCAAAATGCTGCTGGCGTTGGTCTTGGAAACACAATTAACTCTGCTTTAGGTCGTGTTCAACAGACAATGGGGCAAGGTTTTAATCCTAACTTGCCTGCCTTACAGTCTTCTGCAGGTCAAGCTAATTTACAGACTCAAACTGATTACGCTGGCGGAATGCAAGGCTGGGACAGAGCTAATCAACTTTTGATGCAGCGTTTACAGCCTCAAATGGAAATTCAACAGCGTACTTTGGATGCTAAATTAGCAAACCAAGGCGTTGTTCCTGGTACTGAAGCTTACAACAGAGCAAAAATGTCTCTTGGCATGCAACAAAATGATTTGTTAAACCAAGCTCAACTTTCAGGCTTGCAAGCTGGAAACACATTATTTCAACAAGGTTTACAAGGCGCTCAATTTGGCAATACTGCTCAACAGCAAATGCAACAAAACAGATTGCAGAATGCTCAGTTGGCTAACCAAGCTAACCAACAGGCTTACACACAAGCTCTTAGCAACTACAACTTGCCGCTTAATACATTAAGCGCATTGCGTAGCGGCTCACAAGTTCAAAATCCATCGTTTGTTAATGTTCCGCAACAAGCTACAACTTCAGGGGCAGATATGCTTTCTGCTGCACAAGCTGGCGGACAGTACAACCTTGGTACTTACAATGCACAACAAGCAGCTAATTCAGCTATGACTAGCGGATTAATGGGCTTAGGTGGCTCATTAGGCGCTGCAGCAATCATGTCTGATATTCGTACTAAAGAAAACATTGTCAAGATTGGCATTGCTGAAAACGGATTGCCTGTCTATGTTTACGAGTACAAGCCTGAATGGAAAGATGAAGCAGGTCATGGTAAGTTTGTTGGACATATGGCTCATGAAGTGGAAGAAATTGCTCCAGCAGCAGTTATTACACGCAATGATGGCTATAAGATGGTGGATTACGCAAAGCTATGAATCCATTAGATGATGTTTTTGCTGGGTATTCCCCTACTGGCTCTTCAGCTAGCGGAGTAGCTTCTTATACAGGTCCTAATGACTATATGAGTCAGGCTGGCATGAATACTGGCAACTTTACTAGCTTTAACAAGCCAGGAATGTCTGACGAAAAGCGCAAAGAAATGCTAGCTAAGATGCTTAGTAGTTTAGGCGGAAAAGGCGGATATTCTGCTCAAACATCATTAGAAATGGTTAACGCACAACCTAACTTTCAACAAGTAGCTCAGCAATCGCCAATTCAAGATGTTTCACAAGCAAGCACCAATCCATACATTCTTTTTGGTGACGATGAAAAGAAAAAATTAGCACAAGCATTGAGGGAATCATAATGGACGAATATATTTCACCTGATTTAGACTTGCAAAAACAGCAAGCCAATCGCCAAAAAGAAATGGCAAGAATGCTGTTACAGCAGGGTCAAGCTCAAATTAGCGGACCTACAGGGCAAATGGTATCTGGTCGCTATGTTGCTCAGTCTCCTTGGCAAGCATTACAAGGTCCTGTAAACATGCTTTTAGGTGCTTACATGGGCAAAAAGGGCGAAGAAGAAGCCGCTAAATATGCTCAAGAATTACGCAAACAAGGCGTTAAAGACATTGAAGACATTATGACTTTGGCTCAAGGTCGACAAGCATTACCAGCAGAACAAGTGGCTGGTCCTGCGTATAACGGTGTTGCTCCTACTATTCAATATCCTGCTGTAGAAGCTAATCCAAAAGCAGCTATGGCTAGAGCGTTGTTGTCACAAAATCCTAATGTGCAATCTATTGCGCCTACTCTTGCTCAGACAGCATTTCCTAAAACGCCTGAAGATGTTGCTAAATACGAGTTTGCTAAAACGCCTGCAGGTGGCAATTTTAAAGGTTCATTTAATGATTTCCAAAATCAAATGAATGAATATCAAAAGCGTTCATTAGCTATTCAAGCTGCAAATCAAGGTCAATCTAGAGTTCCTATGGGCTATCGAATGAAGCAAGATGGTACTTTAGAACCAATTCCAGGCGGACCTGCAGACATGAAAGCTCAAACAGCTAATGCTGGCAGAGAAACTGTAGATACTTTGGTTTCAGAATTAAAAGGTAGCTACGATTTATTAAAAGGCGCTGGCGGAATTACAGAAAAAGGAGCAGGAATAAGCAATGCTCCTGCATATTTAGCTTCTAGTGCCGCAGGTCAAGCCGCAGGCAAATTCTTTGGTACTGAAAATCAATCTGAACGCAATAAGATTAATTCTGCAAGAACATTGTTAATGCAAGCCATTAAAAAGGCTACTGGCATGTCTTCTCAAGAGTTAAATTCTAACTTTGAATTGCAACAATACTTAAAGACTGCTACCGACCCATCCTTGGATTACGAGTCTAATATGGAAGCATTGGATAGATTGCAAAATTTGTTTGGAATAGGCGGTGTTGCAACTTCTGGTGGAGCAACCAAAGGCATGCCAAGTCTTTCAGAAATTGATGCTGAAATCGCTCGCAGACAAAAGGTTAAAAAATGATGGATTTGTCCCAACTATCTGATTCAGATTTAATGGCTTTAAAATCTGGTGGCTTGTCACAGGTCTCAGATGATGGATTAAATCTTTTAAAAGGCGGAAAAGCTCCTTCTGCAGCTAATCGTACTGGCGGAACAATCATGAGCAGCGATGTTCCTACGGTTAT